TACCATACTTTTACAGCTTTCTCCTGATTGTTCTTTATTGTCTACAATAGACATTTGCGCATAAGCATTTGGTAATTCCCCTGTTTCCCTAAACAGACGATCTTGATAATCATAGGTTACCAGAGGTAGATTTAACTCTCTCTCCATGCTCACTGTTTTTAATTTCTCTCGATAATGATTATATACTTCTGGTCCCCAAAAATATAGATACCTAAGTGCACACTCCACATTTACTTGGGTGCATTCTAAAGGCGTCATAAATTTTGAATTACTTATCCATATCATCATATTCTCGATTGACTTCAAATCCAGTGTTGGTTTTATATGCGCACCATCAGCTTTAAATCCTCTCTTGAGAAATGTTGTTTCCCATAAGAGTTTATAAACTGATGTCTTATCCTTTCGCTCCGACGTGGCTGTTAATCCGATTGTTGATGCCGTTTCAATGATCTTTTCTCCGCTAAAGAAGTCTTGCAACTCCTCTGGCAATGCAAAGATATTGTCATCTCCACAAACAAAACTCACAACATTTGATGAAAAATGTGTGCAATCTCTCCAATTAACAGGTGCCAAAGTCATCCAATACACTCTCAGTAAAATTTTTGAAACAAGGTTATTCATAACCATGGTCAAAGCATTTCCTGAGGGATTTCCTTTCATTTTCAAATAAACTTCCCTTCGCACTAAAATGTACGAAAAGACGATTTCATGAAAAAGTGTGTGTCTTACGTTGTTGTCTTCGTTTGTTCCTTTATACCATGCGTTGATGATCTCTAAAGCGCTAAAAATTAATTGAGCGCCCAATGATCCATCAAACCACGTATAATCCAATGCTCCTACTGTCTCGCTCACTCCTAATAATTTATAGGCAAGTCTAGACCACTCTCCGCTTTCCGGGTTGAACCCTGCAGCACATCCTAATTCAATATTATGTTTAAATACGAACGAGGAAAATGCTCCTGTGTACTTGCGTAGTAGTAAAGTAAAATCCATTGGAGGATTCATGAACAAACGTGTGTTTCCATTTTCGATCTTATTCCATCCTAGCGTCTCATCTTTCAATGAGGCTGTCCAAATACTCTTCACTCTTCTTAATTTCTTTGCTTCTTCTTCTCGATAATTTAAAAATTTTTGCATGAGGGGGGATCTGAACTTCCATTCATTCTCCTCGAAAACCAAATAGGTTTCCTTTCCGCTCAATTGAGGTAAATCATTTTCTTTTTTAAACCATCCAGTTGAATAAGGATAACCCGCACTGGTGTGCGGATCAATCCTTGGCAAAGTGTCATAACCGTTTAACATTTGTTTCTCGCTTAAAATAGGTCTGGGATAGTGCTTATCAATTGAATGTTCTCGCACAATATCCTCTACTATTTCATCCATTAACTTCTTTTCTAAATCTACACGAAGTCCTGTGTATTTGTCCTGTTGTTTTTCCAATATGTCTTCTTCTCCTGTGTACCTTGGATCATTGTAATCCAATACGGCAGGGAACTTTTTTTTCTCAAAGATGTCGCTGATTAGGCTTTCTCTGATTGTTGTTTCCGAAGAACCAACTACCTGCTGCCTTTTTGATACGCACCCAATGAATTCAAAATTGTCATACATGATATGACGTTTAGAAGTTTCTAAATCCATTTCAGGCATAATACATGCCTGAGAAATATTTGGCATAATGCTACTCAATTTCTCCTGTGTGATTACTGCTGCGTATGCAAAATCTGTTCCTTTTATTCCGCTTATGTGAATTCCTACTATTTTTCTAGGTAACCTAGATTCCCTAACTAATAGTGGAGCTCCACAATCTCCATATTTAGTGTTTGCCTTATATTGCCAAGATCGCACCAAAGAAAACCTACCACCATCATCGCCCATGCGATAAGTTGTAGATTCATTTGGTGAGATAACCGTATGATGATATATCCGCATTGGGTCCTTCAATAATAACATAGCTGGTGCTGATGTTATAAATTGTAGGTCCTCGTTGGTCACAAAGTAATTAAAAATATCCTTACCTGGTGCCCATGATCTTCCTGCGTTATATATACACCAATCATCTCTTCTATCCAAAGCCGACGAGCTCACGTACAAATCTCTTCCATTAAATGGAATTGTTAATGTACCTGATGTTCCATAAGTGTTATTATCGTATATGAAACCATTGGTAATTTTTATACTAAAATTGTCATCTGTAGCACCATCACTTCTTAAGAAAAAATGATATGGTACGAGAAATAAACTTCCTCTGACATTAATAGCATTCAAATTACCAACTATCTCACCTGCTCTAACCTTCTGAAACTTAACTACATTTTTCAACATGACTTCTGCGACAGAATCGCAGTTGACATCACTACTTGCTTCTGATCTTCCTATTCCATTTAACATATCAACTATGCTAAACAGATCCATTTTCTTTCCTACTAATTTTTGCCATTTATTTGTTAACTCAAGAATAAATTCTTCAGTTAGCAAATTTTCCAGTCCAGTTTCTTCTAAATAATCCAAATAACTACTCAATCCAAGCATACACTCTTCCTGAGTACTAAAAGTTTTATTCTTCTCCGGTTTGGGTAATTCCATTTTATGTAAATTACCCTCTGCTGAACTTCTACTATTCTTATCATTGATATAATCAACAACTTGAAAAGCAGTTGTACAACTTCCTAATGCTTCTGACCAAGAACTTGTCAAATCCAAAATTACTTCTGGTTCTGCCAAGTGTCCATAACCTGTTTCCTTCAAAAAACTTATATAGTGCTGCAAATACAAGAGTCCTAATGACTTCGGGGAAAAAACCTCATTTGAATAAGGTTTAGGTAAACGATTATTTGACATTTCTGCCAATCGCTTTCCTCTTTTTCTCTTCACTCCATCTTTATTCATATTATTACTCTCTGCTTCTACTACTACTTTCTTTCTTCTTCTAACTCCATCTTTATTCATGTTATTACTTTCCGTTGTTCCTGTTTTATTTTCCATTTCTTCATGCAATTTTTCAATACTGTTAAATTGCAATTCGTCCAAGCTTCTCCAGTAAGGCAACATGTCTAAAACACGCATTGCCCTCTCCATTCTTTCCAAATTGACCGTTCTATCACCTTTCAAATAATCTTCCTTAGCCTGTCGTAACTCTTCTCTCATATAGTACATTTTCAAAACCCATTTTTTATCTTCTGCAGATAACTTGGTGTTCAAAATTGCCCTATCTATTTGAAAAGCTACTATATCCGGTTCCTGTTCCATCGATTTTACGGATAGTAAAATTGCAATTCCTTGCAAAGTTCCTATCAGTGGTCCAAAAATACTATCATTCCTCCTAAAAGCTTCATACATTCCTGCTACTCCACCAATGACTGCTGCTAAACCATATCCTTTTGCTACTACTCGTGTTGCTCCAAGAACTTTTGAAATTCCACTCGATACTCCTGAGAATATAGTCTGTGCACAATCTGGAATATCGCCGAAATACTCCAAAATTTGCGCTCGATTGCCACTGTCTTCTTCCTCATTTATCGATTCTGATGAACAAATCGGATAAACATTTCCTACTTCTGCTACTAGTTCCGGTCTTGACTTCATTAATCTGATCGCATCTTCTGCTGCCTCGTCTTTCAAAACTTGATTACGAGGTCGCATAACCATTTCTTTCCTACGTTCTAACAATCTTGTTTCTAACTCATAATGAGTCTGAAAACGGTCCTTAATCATTTCCTTTAACATATCGAGACCGATATGTGCTCCTAGCATGTCCTTATCACATTCCGCATGTTTAAGCATAAACTTTAGATGCGAAAAATCGTCCTTCGTCTCTCTACTAACTCTAACTGCCTCAATCAACATATGTCTCCTTTTCAATACTGCTCTCTGGTTATACATCGAAGCTTGCATTGGGGGATAAGCCGTGTTTGTAGTCAAGATAACTAATTTAGCTTGACAAGTTGTTCCTTTCTTTCCTGTTGACTTTGAGTCTAGCGAAGCCATGGGTAAAACCATGGTTTCACATGTGACCCATTGTAACAATTCTGACCAATCTGTATCTACTCTTGCTGCCCAATCGTCTACCACTATACACCACTGTCCATTATATCCATCATAATGCTCAGTGTTTCCACGCGTGTAAATGCGCTTCTCTAATGGTATACTCATAGGTATAAGTTGTGCTGCCAACTCCCTAACTAATTGTGATTTTCCTATCTGAGATTCTCCTGCTATACAAATACAAAAAGGCGTGATTCTACCAAAAGAATCCTGCTCTACTTTAAAAACTAAATCTTGAAGCGATGCTAATTGCTCCATTTTTGACTTCAGGAAGCTATACTGCCTCCATCCGCCCAAACCTGCTAATAACACTACTTCTTCTGCATCCTTGACAATAGAATCTAACTTCTTCCTACGTTCCGGTTCTAATAGTTCTTCAATTGGTGTTGCCAACAAAATACTTGCTTCCTTAACTAAATTATTTACATTTTTTCCAGTCACCTTATCATACCACTCTAAAATTTGAGGGGTATCAAAACACTTGCAAATAAACTCCATAACATATCTAAACAATTCAAAAATAAAAGAAAAACGATGCTGAATTTTTGCAAAAAACGTATCCAAAGTATTATACTTTGAAAAAATCTTAAAATGAGTATCTTTCAGTCCTAACGCATCAAAAATTGCTCCTACGAATCCAGAAATTGAACCCGTAAGAGATTGAGCTTGATTACCTTGCTCTTCTTCTTGAGGTTTAAACTTGAATTCGCCTCCTAACTTCATCCAAAAATGTTCTAAATAAAAAACAAAACGCCCTAACTTATCTATAAAAGATACCTCAGGGTTATTAAAAACTAAATCCATATCTATATATAATGTCCTAATATCATTCATAAATAGTGCTATTTTACTAGCCATATTTATTTTTCCAGTTGTTGTTGCCAGTGTACTTTTCGCCGATGATGCCGCTTCTCTCACTTCATCCGCTGCTTGATTGATCTTTGTCATAGTATCAGTTACTATTGTTGGGACAAAAGACCAGCTATTGCTAATCTTTTCCCTAATCATCGGTTCCTTAGTCCTGGTAAAAATTCCATCATCCTTTCTCCAATATATAAAATCCATTGTAAATAAATTACGAGCCTTATCTTTTTCTAAAAATGTTCCTGATGAAAATCCGGTAACCCATTCAGCTGTTTTCCAATCACGTTGAAAATCGTCACCTTCAAAAACTATTTCAATAATTTCTGAAGTTCCTACAGATACATAAACTGCCTTAAGAATTCCTGATTGTTGTCCTTGTTGTTCCGTTCCTATTGCCATTTGTGCCACGTTATCTTCCATTATTGGAGATAAACGCTGCTTAACTGTCCTTTCTTTAAAAACTTGTTGTTGTTTATTTTTCTTTTCCTTACGGAGATCCCTTTTTGGTGTTAAAACCAAATAGGGTTCCATAGTAGACCATTGCTGATCTTCAGTTTTTAAAAATTCTACCTTCTTTAAAAAATCTTTAGGTTGATACTTAAAAATTTTTTCTTTTTTCCTAGGTTCCTCCTCTTCATCAGAGAAGAAATCATCAAATTCGTCGTCTTGCCATTCAATCTTCGGTGCCTCTACTGTTAACTTTGGTTTGGGTGGTTTGAATTTTTGGGGGGGTAATGGTATTGATGCATGCTTGATATGATCTCCTTGCAAACATCCTTTCGCATTTAATCCTTTTTTATATTTCTTTTTCAAATATTCTCCAAAAATCTTGAAATTATTATTAATATTGCTATTAAAGATAATATCGCCGCTATTGCTAGTATTCCTATCGCTAATATCACTCCATTTAGACCGTTGCCAGTCGATGCACCGAGGTGCTGGGTGATAGAAATCGATTCCGGGTAACGTGTAATTACGCCCCGTAGATTGCCTCCCTGCGTCCAATCTCCAAGAAGATTGTTGATCGTACCGTTTAAAAATTCGTTTTGCCTTTTGCCTGATTAAAGATGATTGCTCATCAATAACTTGCATTTCTGTTGAAGGTCCCATGACCTGTTTACTTTGCTGACTTTCCATTTTGTTAATGTGTGTGTTTTCCGTTTGTAATTCCTTATAACTTGCATTATTTTCAATTCCAGCCTTTGAAACTCCCATGAGTTGTTCAATTGTTGACTTTTCCATTTTGGTTGATTTTATTTTCTCTAGTTTATTTCTAGTTAAAAAGAGGTTGGTTTCATTACTTAAAAAGGCTTTATCTTTAGAGCTACTAATTGGCATCATTGAGCAACACAAATGTGTGCTTCCGACCAAATTTATATTTCGCTCACCAGAGTTCATATTATTTGAGTTATAAAAATCCATGATATCTCTATC